CTAAATTATGAGGTGATCCTTCTATCTTTACGAATTTGGATGAAGACCATGCTTTACGTCCGCTGGTGCGCGACAGTACCTTGAGAAAAGCAAGCGGAAATGGTCCATATATTGTAAGTTGACGGTTTTCTGCTACAACTCTAATCATGCAAATAAATCCACGTGTTTGAGTTTAGGCTGTTTTTGTATTTCAAGATCGCTCATTCGACCCAAATAACGAATACCTGATATTAAGATCATTCGGAAACCTCTTGGAATGCGCCCTTTGATAGCATACAGACTATCGCCAGCACCTGCTATTTCTTCAATTTTCTTTCCTGATGTCTCGTAATCATATCTATCAATCTTACACAATATCTCATCTGTGTCATCGTGTACGAATAGATTTAAACTCCAAGATGGTCCTTGTATACGTCTACCATCACGTTTTGCTAATGAATGTAAATCATTTTCGTCGCGAGGCTGTATTTTTTTGACTAACCCAAAGATTGTATATTCTCCATCTAGCCCTGCATATAAATCACATATAGGCGTAGGAATTGAAACTATATTTTTTGATTGTATTACACCTAATTGATCAATTGTATCGCGAATAGGAGTTAATGAATCTATCTTTGTGGATGCTTCTTCTAGCTTTGCTATGATAGCAGGAGTTAATGGAGCGCCGCCAGGCTTGCGCGACTCAAGTATTTTCCTCACAGTAACTGGCCCAACTCCCTTAATATTGGTTAATGGACCTACTAGAACTTTCTTTCCATCTTCTATCTTAATACCCCATCTATCCGTAGATGTTTCAATATCTAATGGCTTATACTTGATTCCTTCCATATCTAGTTCACGAAGCAATCTGAGTTGCTTCATAGGCTCGTATTCATTGTCCAATGTGGCTGCTGCAAACTCTACTGGATGATAAGCCTTTAGCCAACAGCAATAATATGTGATAAGACTATACGCGAGCGCATGTGACAGATTAAAGCTCCAAGCACCCATTTGAATTAATTCTGCCCAAATAGTATCTATCGTCTTTTCATCTAATCCATTCTCTAACGCGCCTTTTTTAAAAGGCTCACCCAATGTCTTCATTTCTTCTACGCCCAAGGATTTGGACATAGCTTTTCTGATTTTGGTGACGCCGCGAAAATCCATTCTACCAACATCGCGACAGATAGACATCACCTGTTCTTGATACACTACTTCTCCATAAGTAACTTCTAGATATGGAATCAACATTGGATGATGATAAGTTGCTGGTTCTATTCCCATTCTTTTTCTTGTCCATCTAACTGCTCCACCAGCGGCAACCGGACCTGGGCGCGACAAAGAAGTTATGGCTACAAGATCACCTAATCTGTCAGTTTTAATAGATTGAAATAAAATCTGCAAGCTTTTTCCATTCGCTTGAAATATACCAGAGAATTGCTTTTTGTTTAAAATATCAAATGCTTCTTGATCATCTAATGGTAATTGCTCTAAGAACCCATTCTTTGGTTCAATACCAATTAGTTCCAATGCCCGCTCAAATATAGACAATTGTGACAACCCAAGAATATCAATTTTAAGAATATTAAGGGTTTCTGCATCATATTTATCTGCCATTATGGCGCCGGTACGCCCATCAATAGCAACATAATCAAGAACGTCTCCATTAGTAATAGCAATACCAGCAGCATGTTGACCGGCGTTAGTCGCATGATCTTCCGCTTCAAATACCGCTGAAATCTCCGGATACTCACTGAGTAGTTTCCTCCCTATTTCCGTATCAGAAAATGACTCCTCGAATGATTGAAGCGCACGGGAATCTTTTGATGATCTCTCAATAAGCGTATCAGCTACTTTATCGCATAGCCATTTTGGTATACCTAAAGATTTACCAGCAGTATTGATAATACTTCTTGGCTTATAGCTCATCACTGAGCCCAGGCGCGCCACATGCTCAAGACCATATTTTTCTTTTATATAATCAAATACCATATGTCTTTTAGTGTCACTAAAATCAAGATCAATATCAGGCAAATCAGTACGCGTGATATCAATGAACCTTTCAAAAAGAAGTCCAAATTTAATAGGATCGACAGTGGTAATACCAGTAAGGTAACAAAGGAGAGAGCCAGATGAAGATCCACGGCCTGGTCCTACTATCATGTGTTGTTTAGCATATGTTACCAAATCTGCTACGATATAGAAATAATCTTGAAAATTTCTTTCATGAATTAACGCTAACTCATGTTCTAATCTTTCTGCATAAATTGGATCATTTAAATCCACACCTAGCTCTATTGCACCATCTTCGCACATTTGTCTTAATGAATAATTATGAGCAGGTCTAAATATATCAGCCTTAAGCAATTTGGCATTACAAACATCCAATGCAAAATCTCTATTGATTATTGCACATTGCGCGTCAATGTCAGTTACGACATATGGTAGTGCAGCTCGCCATTCTTTATCATCTAAAATATATTGTGGATACAGAGAAGTCTCAGAATTCTTCCCTAACAATGTGTGATATGGCAAACGGTCTTGCGGGTATGTAAAAACATTATCTGAAGATGCAATAAATTTATAGTCCAATTTCTTTGCTTCTCTGAATAATCCAATAGGGATTGATGGAGAAAGTGCTATGTATATTTGATTATTTAAATGACGATAAAACGAAAGCTCTTCCAAATTCACCTTGTTATCAACAATAATGATAACATCTTTTACATCACATGCTTCCTCATAAGAAAGGACTGGATAATATCCAGATTTAGAGGTAGCTTTGAGTACTAGTTCATTTATGGTGCGGAGCTTGTCTATGGCAAAAAAGGTCCAGTAAGACACAGGTGGTTTCTTCTGACCAAGTATCGGTGTCACTCCAAGCTCTACACCATAAACTGGTTTAACTTTAACTTCTGCACACAGTTTGTCCCAATCTGCAAATCCAAATGTTGATAATCTATCGCTAATAGGACAGGCAGACCAATTGAGTTGTAAGACGCGATTATGAACGTCTTCGATTTTTCCGTAAGCATGACGAAACGAATATTCGCTCTTTATTCTCATTTTCAGCTCTTAAGTTTTGGGTCTATGTGGATTATAGTATCTGGACCAATCAGTTTAGCCATTTCCTGTTGCATTTTTTCTTCTGATTGACCAGAAAAAATAATGATATCTGTAGTTATTCCCATTTCTTTGCCCTTAATTTTTATGAATGTATCTCCTGGCTCATTTATAAATTTCGTAAGATTACCGAAACTTAAGCCAATTATTAAAAGCTCTCCATCTTTTGTCTTAGCCATAGCTTTGATCATATTCCTAGTCCTCCATACATCATTTCTTCTATAGGATCAAGACCATATTTCTTTCTTATCCAATTTCCTATATTATACTTATCACTATCATCTGTACCCATAGTCGGCCTATTACCATCATACCATTCAATAAAACACTCTTTACAAATTTTATCATTTCCATGCCAAATTGAACTACGAACAGTACCTACTCTCATTCTACAACAATCACATATTGTTGGACAATTGGGATCGTCTCCCTGTTCAATTCTTTCATAGTCACTTAGCATTATGCGTTTCCTCCTCGTTCATTCTCAGGCGCAGTTCTAGGCGCGCTCCAAGTAGGAGTTTCTCCAGTTATATTTTCTACATGAACAGCAAAAGCATCTTTCATCATTTCCATAAAATTTTCGCGAATTTTATCTGTCATACAATTTAATCTTATACATCCAATAAGCAAAGCTTTATCCAAATTATGTGGACTGGAAGACCAATAAGCATTCCAAAATTCGCCCTCTTTACGTAGAGCTAATCTCCCAATTTCTACCTTATCTTTCATAACATTCCTCGTTTGAAAAGTTCCATTGCACATTTTACTGTCATTGCGACATCAACATCAGCACGATGCGCGCCCTCGAATTCTTTGCCAAACAACTCTATATGTAGATTTTTTAATGAAAGTCTATAGCCTCTTAAATGAATAGTATTAGCTACTAAATCCATTACTGGCGGCCATTTTATTGTTCTATCATATCGCTCTAATTCTAGACCTACCATGTCTAAATCAAAAGCTAGATTTTGACCTATCAAAAGATTTGCAGATTCAAGTTTCTGTATAATTTCATCTAAATGATCTTTAATTGGCGGCGCAGCAGAGACAGAATCATTTGTAAATCCTGTAATTTTGGTTATTTCTTCAGATATAGGCTTATTTGGTTTGAATATTCTATAGAATGTATCATACACTTCTGCTGCTTGAAGATCGACAGATTGAATGGCAATAGAAATAATTTCCGGCTGGGAATCAAGCTTCCTAGCCGGATTTACTATAAGACCTGTGGTCTCAGTATCGAATATAGTAGCTTTCATTTCTTAGTTCTTAGCCACCTATTATACCGATCTTCCAACATGCTTAGATATTTAAGTTGTGGAGGACTTAATTGATCTTCTGTTGAGTCTCTAAATTCTGTAGTGATTGCTCCACGCTTGTTAAAACCTCGCATTGCTTCAAGTGCCCTATCCTGTCCATCTGGATGATTTGCATCAATACAGTTAGATGCATCATAACCGTTCTTTATCCATTCATCGAACATAACTCCCAATGTCCCTGGGATAGTTTCGATTTTTATTATAGGCTTATTCTCAACAGAAGCATTATTCTTATGATTTCTCATATAATCTTTTCCGATTACGTCATACAAGGTATCACCTTTATCTCCTTGCTTCATAATATTACTGATCCATTCTGCTTTTGGACCAATAAAATGTAGCTCATTAGTTAGATCTTTGATGGATTTACCGTTCATCATCACTCTCCTTTGTACAACTCCAAAAATTTTACTAATTGATATGTACCGCCATTGTTTAATTCTTCATTAATTGCTTTAAAATAATCCAAATAACCCCTTCTTTTGTTGGTAACATCAAAAACAACAAATGATCCTTTAATGGGGACCCAATCATAACCGCCTACAACTATAATCATTTTTAATTTTCTTAATGATAATTTATGTAGAATATTTTCACTATCTTTATTCCAAAAAATTTCTTCAAGAACAAGTAATTGAATTTCATTTAAGATTATACTAAATCTATCAACAACGTATTTTAGATTATGAGTTATAAAATGTGATGTATTGTTATGCTGAATATCCAATAGCTCGCATATAATTTTAACGAAAAATGATTTTCCAGAACCTTGCTCACCTTTTAATACAAGAATAAAATCATTTCTTTTGCTTTTGTTTTGAAATAATTCAGATAACCAATTTAACAAAAAACGATAACGTTCCTCGTTATCATCACAAATAACTTCTTTGAAGAACGCTAGTGTCTTCATGTTTGTGCCTCATTTATGTTCCGAATTTGAAGAGTCGGAATACCTAACTTATAGAATTCCAAAATTGTATCTTCATTATCATCTATCAGAAAATGTATTTTTTTAAAATCATTTTTGAAATAATCTTTTATCAATCTTACTTTAAGTTCTCCATTTTTGGAATAATCATCGTCTGGGCGCATCAAGATGATATCTATATCAATTTTGTTCTTAACTAACCAACTAACTGTTAGTGTTCGATGCTTTTCATTTCTGCCAGTAATTGCTATAATTTGATAGCCTGACGCGCTCAGATTGTTTATCAAATTAGCTACGTTTTTGAATACTTTATCATACTTAGAATTTTCATGATAATGATCCCAGGACTCAATACCAATCATCGAGTCCCGCCAAAATGCGTTAGCAACTGTATGGTCTAGGTCTACCAGTACTATCATAGATCCTTGATCATTATATCTAGTTTCTTTATCATGTCAGTTTTTTCTTCAAGCGTTAACTTTCCGTTTTCATTTATCATATTCTGCAAATCCTTTCTAGCCTTAAATTCATCATTCTTGTAGAATAGATAAAACCATGGGTACACCTTCTCCACCTCTATTGTCATAGCATCACATACGTTTCTATACTCATCTTGGACGCGAAGACTGCCGCGTTTTCTAACTAAATTTATGAAATTTCGCATGTTGATAGACATATTGATATTAGTAAGAATATTAGTGGGTAATACGCCGCGCGCATCTTCACTTTTTACTCCACATTCAATAAGATGCTTATAACATTCGGCAGCATTTGCCATTGTATTATCATATGTACCTCTCACTAATTTATTATTGGTAATTGATGGACCTGTAGCATATTCAAAATCAGACATATCTACAATTCTCATCGCTTGCTGTGCGTATGAAGCCGTCCTGGTGCGCACCAGTTGGTGAGTGAATGCTCGCGTCACACCTTCTATGAGAAACGTAAATTGTACAAACTCCCAAGATGATGGCAAAGTACCTGCTGCTAATTTTAATTCAGATTGAACGTCTTCCCAAGATTTATCTTTTATTTCCTGAAGAAGACCAGGAGACATTTTCAATCTTGTTGATCTTGTGTATGCTATAATATCAGCAGCGTAGCGCGCTGGATCTGGAGATCCAAAACCTGTTCCATCTATTAAGGTTACTTGCATATCCATCCCTCTATTTTATGGATATCTTTTACAAGATCATCCAGTAGCAGTTTTGGTCTCCACGTGGCGAAACGTCCGAGACTGTAGATATTATGATGAACTGTTGCATATCTCATAAATCTTTTTCGTTCTGTCTCATCTATATCTACTATTTTGAAATATTGCTGTTGTTTAAAATCAACATTTGATATACTAGCACCAGCAATTCCGAGATAGGAAACAATCCTATTCAAACCAAAATCAGCTCTATTGATCCTTTTTACATTTGGAAATTCTATTATTAATTGATCTCCAGTTATAGTTGCGCGCGAATATTTTTCTGGTCCTGGAAACAGAACAGAAATAAAAGCATCACAATCTTCAATTGTGGCTGTAAGTACAGATCCAGGTATACTATCAAACTTCATATTATGCTCATACTCTAATATATCCATCAATAAAAACATTGGTATAGTTGAAATAGTTGGAGAATTACCTGGTAAATATGTAGTTCCATATTTGATATTGACATTAGCAGCCATTTGCTCTATTAAATTTTTTGGAGCAACATAGCGTTCATCTATGACAGTTCCAGCGATAATTGATCTATCTGATAAATATTTACCAGTCACTTTTTTAGAATATGAGAGAGCATCTGATACTGTATTACCCCAAGGAATGTATGTTTTAATCATATTTACTTTACGAAATGGAATTCCTAAAATACCACCAATTTCTGGAGAACGAAAGCGAAGAACCGCATGATGATTATTTGGTAGCTCTGTTTGTTTTTCAACAATATAAGT